TACACTACCTTTAGGTTCTGGTTGATTTTCAGGTGACACAATTACAGGTCGAGGCGGCGCCTGAGGCGGAACTTCACCTACAATCTGTTGAGGTGCAACTGTTGTTGGTGTTTGTGTGGAATCCAATGCTGGTGTTTCTGCTAATTTTTCAACAGACTTGATAGTATCAAGCCTTCTAATCGATTCTGACTCAGCATTAGCAGGTCTTTCAAATATTGTGGTAAATCCAACAGATGCGGCCGCACCACTTCCATAACTTGTGGATAGATATTTTTTTGTTTCAGGTTCACTTAGAGCAAAGTCAATCTGACCCTTCCAATTTGTTCTCCAATTTTGTCCATTCTGACTAGCAAAGGATCTCATTCTATCTGCACGATCTAGATGATGTTGAAATAGTCCGAATGATGTTCCATTATCACCTGTGTCATTGGCTGAGTTAAATCCCGATTCATGTTGAATGTTATTCACCATACCTACAGCATGTGCATGATCTATCCCTTTAGAACGAATATAATCGTAAATCTCTTTAGCTCTGACCGTATTTGTTAAACCCTTTGATCCGCCTTCAGGTATAGAAGATCCAACTCTACCTTCGATGGCATTGATACGATCTTCCAATTCTTTCTGAGACTTTTTGGTCAGAGCAGCACGAAAACCACCAATATCAGGTAAACTTGACCAATACCATTTTGGAAATAATTCGGCATATTGTGTTGGAGTCAGCAAAGACAACATAACACGACCATATTCAGCATTATTTGCTTCTCTCACTCTTTGGTCGGTAGTAAGTCGCTTTAACTTTTTGAATATATCTTTTGACGTTTTTTTGGTTTTGGCCATTACATCTTAACTCTTTTCTGTAAGTTTGCTCTGTTCTGCAACTGAATATCTCTTATTCTTTCTTCTTCGGCCTTAATGTGTGCTTGCAATAAATCAATGTATATAAATTTTTCCCAAGGCATCATAGATTCAATTTCAGTGAGAGACCATTTATGATGCTGCATTAAGGCAAAGTTAGACTTGTAATGATTCATTAATGTGTCGTGACCCATTATCAGAAAAAAAAATCATAGAAATCTGAATACCTCACCTTGTGATCAAAACCACACTTTGGACATTTGGCATCTAGTTTAACAACGAACTTAGGTGTATTGTCCACAAAATCCTGCAACTTCTTATAGTTATTCTCGGTCAGACTTTCGACAAATTCAATCAATTCTTCTTTGCTAGATTCTTTTGCCGAGTGTTTACCTTGTTCATCCCATATGTAATCAATGGCATTTGCAATCATATTCGTCTTGACATCCATATCAGTTTCTTCTATGCGTTTCATTGTAGCATAGTTTGGATACTTCATCTTAACACCTGCAACGTCAGTTAACTTTATGTCGTCATCAATGCCCTCTGGTCTTTCAATCTCAATATTAGTTACGTCCATCTTTGTAGGAAAAACATTACCACAGACGGTTTCATCTTCCAATACGTTGTTACATGTCAAAGTCACATCTACGTTTTCACCAATAGACTTGGCACGTAAAAAGATAAACAGATAATCAATATCAAAAAATGGCAGTCTATCTACATTAACATCACCGGTTATAACACAGTTATTAATAACTTGTTTGACAGTCTTAATCACATCATCCAAATTATTTGCTTCAAGTGCCATTAGCAGGAGTTTTTCTTCTTTTACCGAAAAAGGTCGAACAACAATAGTTTTATTGTCAGATGGTAATTTAATCTCATAAGTTGGGTAGTCAATCTTTGGTATAGCCATGGTCTAAGTCTCCATATTATTGTTTTGATATATAATTTGTCAATATCTGAGCAGCAGGGTTAGTAACTGAATTAGATGATCTTGTGTAAAATGTATCGTTACCTGGTCTATCCCAATACTTGTAAGCAAGTGTAATTTGCAACCTCAAAACATCTGCGGAATCAGCCCAGGTTACTTGTTGTGGTGATACGAACGTAGGCCAAGCCATGTGAAGTTTCCAGTTATAGATGACCTCAGGTGTTTTAACCATCGATACTTGTTCAAATGTGGATGCCTGATTAAATGCACCGGCAGTGGTATATTCTGATAGTTGGAATATTTCAACGTCACAATAATATTCTTTAGGGTAGTTAAAGTTGAAACTATTTGTTGGGTTGACAATGTTCTGCCAATCATCAAAGAACTGTCTCTCAAAACCTGAGTTATGACAAAGTAAAGATATATTACAAGGACCATATTCTGAGTTGGTTGGCACTACCTGACTTGGACCATAATATCTGAAGTTAGTAACCTGAAAACCTCTTCCAGGAAATTCAACGGCATCACAAACATATGTTAAATCAGAAAGTTTAGAACTGTATGGTAATAAGTTCAAAAGATTATTTGTACCACCGCCAGATTCTCTTGGTGTTATTCTTACAGCAAATCTACAGGGTTTGGCTGGACCACCTAAGGCACTTACCTTCGATAGAAAATTTTGTATAGATAAATTTGTTGGCTTATTTGATACCTGTGTGACCATCTTAATATCCGTTCTGAATTGCTGTCTTACCCATGATTTTGGTTTCCATAAATGTAAATGTTAGCATGGCAGCCACAGGAGTTCCATCATAGAAAGTGCTAAACTCTCCTTGGGGTGTATAGTCAACATCGATTCTTTTAATTACACCAACTCCTATTCTTGGTATATTTTCGTTAAATTTAACTGCACCATTTGAATCTCTATAGAAAAACCTTATCATAAATTCATTAGGTGATTCATAGAATGAACCTGCAACACCTGTGAAATCTGGTGCTGCATAATATCGGAACATCTTGATTATTTGTTTCATTTGTTCCGATTCTTTTTGAGACTGAGGTGCCATCATTATATTAAACTGAAAAGTTCTCAGATTTGTATTTCTGAAAAGAACGTCTACTCTTGGATTAAGTGGATAACCCATGAGTGTTAGTGCGCCTGCTGCCACATCTCCATAAACACCCAGAGCAGATGTAAACAATCTGGCCAATTTAACGTCTGTATATTCATGTTCATGTTGAAAGACAAGAGGCATACTCAACTGACCGCCAGGAATAAAGAATGTAAAATCTTCTTTTCTTTCAGTCCGTCCTGCACGAATAGGGTTTGCAGGGTTACCTGGGTTAGGTATTTCTGCAACGTTGTTATATGCTGTTATTACCATCCAATGACCTTGTTGACTAGATGATACGTCTTCAGGAAAACTATAAGACATTCAATTCCTCCGATGATGCTACATAATATTTAGTAGGAGTATTGGAATGGCAATGAACTTCAAGCAAGGTTTTTTTAAACCAAAAAACCCAAACAAATATATTGGTGACCCAACAAATATAGTATATCGTTCCGGTTGGGAAAAGAAAGTGATGGAATGGGCAGACAACAATTCTTCTGTTATTAAATGGGGTTCAGAAGAAGTTGTTATACCTTATGTGTCACCTGTGGATAATCGTGTTCATAGATATTTTGTGGATTTTTATGTAGAAGCAATTACTAATACTGGCGATAAGAAGATCATGTTACTTGAAGTTAAACCTGCTGGTCAGACACAAGCACCTAAAGCACAAAAGAGAAGAACCAAAAGATATATCACTGAGGTTGTCACATACGGTGTAAATCAGGCTAAATGGAAAGCAGCCGAAGATTATTGTAATAATAAAGGTTGGGAATTTAGACTTGTGACGGAATCTGATATATTTGGTAGATAAATAATAGATGGCAGAAGAATACACAAAAGACGAACTTGCTAAATGGTTTGAAAGTAAAGCCTTTCAAACTGGATCGCAGGCAGCACGAAGAAAGATACTCAATGCCGATGATAGGCATAGAGATGAAACTTTTGCTGGTAAGTTATACTTTTACAGATATGATGCCAAAACCAAAGACAAACTGGATATGTGGGACAAATACCCTCTTTGTATGGTTCTAGAAAAGACCTCAAACGGTTTCTTAGGTCTTAACCTGCATTATCTATCAAAGGGCCAGCGTAAGACCCTCCTCAGAGTTTTTGATAAATATGCAAAAGACTACGATATAGAATCTGGTACAACAACTGGACATGGTGTAGGTAACTGGGAATTATTAATCAAATCTATAAACGGTACTGGTGCAGCAGCATTGCCAAAAAAATGTTTGAAAAGATATCTGTTTACACATGTCAGATCGAAGTTTGTAGAAATCTATCCTGACGAGTATGATAAGGCCATTCAATTGCCTATCGACCTATGGGTATACAAAAGGTAACTTAAATGAGACTAATTCATTCACCGTTTTTTGACATATTTCCAAAAGTAAATTATGATGTCAAAAGAGTCAACGGTTCACACCCAGAAAAAGTACCTAATATCTTTTTCAGAATAGGGTTTCTGAAATCTACACTGGCACAAACCTCCTCTTATGATAAGTATAAACTTGAAGACGGTGACACACCAGAAATAGTTGCAGAAAAGATTTACAACGACTCTGGTGCCGGATGGATGGTATTATATGCCAACAAGATTCTTGATCCGCAGTTTGATTGGCCACTAAATGATGATGAGTTTGAAGGATATATTATTGGTAAGTATGGTTCTGTTGAAAAGGCTCAGACTGGTGTTCATCATTACGAAAAAACTATTACAAGAGAGAATGTCACTACAGGTGAGAAGTTTGTTTCCACACATACGGTGTCACCTATCAGATATACAGACAATTTACCTAACGTGCCTTTTGATTATTGGGCATGGAACCAAGTACCGACCCTGCTACCAGGTAATGGAACGTTATTGATATCTGCCGACTCAGAGAAAACAAAAGCAGACAATTTTGAATTTAATATAACTGCTGATATTGATGCATTGCTTTTGGACGGTAGATTAGCTCAAAGATCCTTTGAGAAACAGTATTCAGTTAATAATGAGATTTTTAATGAATACAGTGAAGGCAAGTCGGTGAGCAATTACGATTATGAGTTCGAATTAAACGAGAGTAAAAAATTCATTAGAGTTATTAAAGTAGACTATTACAATAGAATCATGAATGAGTTTAGATTCTTATCAGGTAATGACTCTTATGACATGAGTAATAGACTACTATCCGGGATGTAATATTATATGTCTAGCGTTGAAACATTTGTTAATACCGATACCAGACTAGTTAAAATTGCAGGTAATATTGGAGGCATTGTTTATCCTGATATTACCACAAAAGAAATAATAATTGGCGAAAGTCTTTTAAACCCAGGTTTGATGATGTCAATGACATTTCAATCATTGGTTTATGGTGACTTCAATAAAGTTTACATGAACTTTAAGAACCAACCTGTGAATATAACGTTGTCAGATTCTATAGGTAATAATATGACTATTACCAATATGATTTCTTATAGGATGGACAATCGTTCAATGATGCCCTTAAATATGGGTAGAACTGAAGAATTTACACTTCATGCCGTTCATAATACACTGCTAGAAGACGCCAGGCATATTATGAGTAAAAATTGGAAATGCACCACTCCTGATTCTATCGTAAGAGAAGCCTTAAAGTGTGTTAATTCTCAGATGAATGATGTTATCTCTGCCTCTCCTGCTAGAGATTATATGGCAGAAAACATTCACCCTTTTCAGGTCATTCAACAGCAATGTAACGCAGCCTTAGATGGCAATGACCCATCTTTCATTCATTGGATGACTTATGATAATGGTGGTATTCACCACTTTAAGTCTTTAAGATTCTTAATAAATCAAAGTGAAAAATTTATTTTTACTTTTCGGGCATCAGACGTTAATGTCAACTTTCACAGTCCTCAAAGCACAAATAGAG